GCGCCAAAGTCCTTTACGGACACCACATCCTTGAGTTTGAAATCAACAGTCCTAGTAACCGCACCAACACCCCCCTGCGTCCAATAGACCCCACTGGCCTGATCGGTGGTAATACCAGCAGCGTTATTGACACAGTGAACATCCACCACATCCCCAAGAACAAGGGCAGGAGTGAAGACAATGCTGGTTCCGTTGTCTGCTGTGTAGTCTACGTTGCGCTGCTGAAGGGCGCCATTGACATAGACCGTTTCCCTGCTGGCGGAATAAGCAAGAGTCCCACCGTAGTCTCCACCACCCAAAAAGGTAGTCTGACCGGCAGTAGCAGTCTTCCGCCACCGAGTAACACCAGGAACTTCCAGATCACCATAGCGGTCATCCACGTACTTCTTGGTGGTTGCGTCCTGATCGTTGACCGGATTGGCGACGTTGGTGATCCGCTGGCCACTGGCCGTCAGCAGGCCGGTCGCTGGATCAATGGAGATCGTTTGCTTGCTGTAGTCATCCAGCTCCTGCTCCAAGTACAGGTGCTGCAAGTTGGCGGTGTCTAGGTCAGCAGCGACCAAGGTCGACCCGTCGGCAAAGTCCACCAGGACGTTGGTCACGGGCGTCACACGACGCACCTCAACCCGTTGGCCGGCCGTGGGCGCTGTCGCCAGCTGCACGGTGGTGCTGTTGACGTACGTGTATGCGGTGTCCACGAACGCCACGTAGACCTTGACGTGTTCCCGGCGGATATAGCCGAACGGAACAGCGAACTGGGTGGTCGACCCGTTGCCCGTGTACGTGGCGTAGGAGTAAGGCATCGGTCGTTAGCGGGGGGTTAGGGACCAGGACGACTGCATGCCGTAGGCGGCATCAAAGGTGGCCTGGGCTTGGGAGGCCTTGTTTTCTTCGATCATCCTCGCAAGGTTTGGTTCCGATGCCAAGAACTCAGCCTTGATGAAAGGCTTGTAGTAGTTGATCTCCTTGTTGATGCGGATGGCGCGGGCGCTCTGGGTGGCTTTGCTGGCCTCCGGGGGCGGCAGCTGCCAATAGCTGGAACCAGGGGCCACCATGGCGCTCAAGCCCTGGTGCAGCGTTGATCCACGACCCGGTGGGATGAACTGGCTGGTGATCACGGCCAGCTTGTTCAGCTGGGTCTGGTTCATGCGGAAGTTTGGCAAGCCTAGCTCGTTGGGTCCCCAGATCTGAAAAGCGGTGCCGCGACCAGACAACCGACCCAGCTCGATGTCGACCGGGTCCTTGGAGCCCTCCTTGGTGGGGGTGAAGGCCAAGGGGCTCATGGCGTTGACGGCACCTTTGAGCCACGGCTGGTCCTGTGGCAAGTAGTTGACGCCCCAGACCTGCTCGATGGCGATTGGCTCACCGGTGAGGGGGTGCAGGATCGGTGGCAATTGATCCGACAAGCCTGGGATCCTGCTTGCAAACCGCTGCGCCAGCTCATGGGCAAAAGCAAACGGCTGCGGCAGCTCGGATTTCTCGATGGCCCGCTGGTACCCATCCGTGCCTTTGCGTGTGTTGTTGAAAATGGCCGGCATGAACCCAGCGAGACGTCGTTGGACGTAGCCAGAGAACGGATCGACCTGGCCCTCGGTCGGCACAAAGCTCTTGTCTTGCAGTTCGGAGACCAAATTGAAAATCTCGCCCATGGACTTGTACATGTCCTTGGTGAATTGGGCAAAGCCGACCTGGCGGGCGGTCTCGGCAACAGACAAGACGAAGTTGGACGCCAGGATCTCCCGGTCCTCCTTTGGCAAGCTGTTGTTCAGGCTCATCTGCAGGCCAATCAACGAGAACACGTTGCTGACCGTGTCCAGGGCTTGCAGGTCCCACCACCGTGTCGTGTCACCAGTGGCCGGGTTCTTGAACCGGATGGAGTACGGCTGGGAGCCAAGGCGCTGCATCTTGGCCCTGGTTTGCGGGTTGTACGATCCGGGTCCACTGAGTTCAACGAAGCCGCTGGTGGCCAACATGACCCCACCGACGAGCGTCATGTACGCGGTGGCAATTTCGCCAATGGCCCGAGCCCTGGTGTTGCGGTCTTCGCTGAAGACATCCCGGTAAAAGGAGTCGACGAACGGAGCGCCAACACCCGTGGCCCGCATGGCGGCCTTAGTGATGTTGGCCGGGCTGGTGGGGAACGGATTCAAGATGCCCAGCGCTGGCGTGTGGTTGATTGCGTCTTTGAACGCCTTGGGCATCCAGCCAACGGCTTGACCGACGCCCATGCCCCGCTGCGCCCAGATGGGTGGCTCCTCCTGCATCCAGGCCAGGGCCCGCCTGTTGATCTCAGCGGTGTCAGTGATGCCCTCTTCCTTGGCCTTGGCAATGCCGTACTCGTAGCTCCGGGGTTGAAACTGGACGTCTAGGTCATCGGTGAAGTTGATCCAGTCCATCGCCGCCTTGGCATGGATCCCGGTGAACGCACCGTTCTCAATAGTTTTGTCGTTCAGGAGCACGTTGACCCACTGGTTCTCAATGCGCTCGTCGGTGATCTTGCTGGCCTCAGCCCAAGCCGCGTCACCAGTCAGTCCACGACCTTCGGCTTTTTCAAGCTCCAGGCCCATGATCCGGCTCCATTCGGCGCTGGGGCCGATGAGTGACGAGAAGAACGTGTCCAGCGAACCCGAGACCCGACCAGAGACGCTCAGGAGCTTCCAGGCCTTGTGGGCAAACTGGGCCGGGATGTTCATGTTCTCAGGATCAATCCACCACGGGTTCTCCAATGTGTTGGCCGGGTCACGGGTTTCGCTAAAGAGCGACGTCTGACCGTCGCCTTGTCCCAGGTTCCGTTGGGCCAAGTCCATCGACGAGGCACCCAGGTTGCCGAAGCTCTCGCCAGTGCGAAACGATTCCCCGACCAAGCGGAAAGCGTTGGACCAGTTGGACACGTACTTGCCGTACATGCCCATGTTCAAGCCGGCCTGGCGCATGGCCCGGTACGCGGCCTTGTTGTCGCCTTTGAGGGCGGCGATGCCAGCTGTTCCGGTCTCAGCGATGGCCTGGTTGATGGGCATTGTGACGGCCCGGTACGCAGAGCCGACGAGCATCTTGGTCCAGGTCTTCGGGGACCAAAGCAGCGCAGCCCGGTACGCCTGCAGGAACATCTCTTGATTCAGCCGGCCGACGTCGACCTTGCTCACGATGCTGTTGAGCTTGGCTCGCATCCCAGGATTGCCGCGGCTGGAGATAGCGACCTGGGCGGCGACCTCGGTCATCTCGGTGGCTTCGGGGCTCATGACCCCTTGCTCGATGTCGGACCTGATGTCGGGGTCGATCTTGCCCAGGATCGTGTTCAGGGGGTTGGCGATCTCGCCCTCGATGTCGGTGCCCATCGACTCAGCTGTTGCTGGCATCTCGGGTTCCACGGCCGCCTTGGACCCGACGATGCGGTTGGCGACGTTGGTGTCGAAGATGACGGTCTCTGGGGCACCTTCGCCCAGCTCAAAGTCCGGGTTGAACCGGATGCCGGAGTAGCCCTGGCCCACGGCCCAATCGCGGACTGCGGCCTTCTGGGCTCCAGTCATGTACAGGTTCTCCTCAAACCGCTCAAGGGGGCCGAGGTTCAGTTCCTGCACCAGGTCGGCAATGCGCTTGTCCATCGCCACTAAGTCAAGGATCCGCACGTCGCTGGGCAAGTCGCCAGCTGCAGCGGCCTCGCCGTAGGCCCCTGCGTAACGCGGGTCATTGGCGAAATACACACCGCTGCCCAGCAAATTGCTGTTGGGGCCAGAAGCTTGGAACCCGTTGTCGATGATCGACTGGGCATTGGCTTCCGTCGTGCCGTGGTACAGGGGGGTCCCGGCTGGCACCTGCCTGTGCGTCGGGTCGAAGTCGTACTTGATCTGCATCACGCTCAACCGCTGGCCGTCCTTGCGGGTGGCCGTCATCAAAGCGGTGTCGAGGCGGTGCTGGTCCTCAAGGCCAGACCACAACCGTTGCATCGACGCAGCGCGATCAGCCTCGTCCACAGCAGACTGCCACTCAATCGCGGTCATGCCGTTCTGGGCGGCGATGTGGTCCCGGTGGATCAGGTTGGCAGCGAGAGCCACCAGGTCCTGTTGAGACTTGGGGTCACCGCGGCGGGCGGCCTCAAGCCGGGTCACTGTTGACTCAACGGCCCACCCATCGGCGTCCAGCTGGTCCATGGCGGCCTTGACGACCGCTGGTTGGCTGTAGCTCTCGATGCCGGTCTGCTGGGCCCTGCTGGTCAGCATCTCGCCTAGGGCCCTGTTGCTGGCAATTAGGGTGTCTGGCGCGTTTGGCACGTACTGGGTGTTGCCCGAGCGGCTGGTGATCCGACGCACGTCACTGGCGCCCATCTGGGCAATTTCCTCAGGGGTCAGGTCCCCGGACTCCAGGGCCTGCAGGTTCTGGTCAATGCGCCGGGCGAACTCAGCGGGGTCCGGGGGATCGGCGGCGAACTGGACTTCCATGTCGCCAAGCTCAGCAATTTCCCTGGAGGACATGCCCGCTTTTAGTGCTGCCATGTTGCGGGCTCGACGACGAGCAAGGATCTGCTCATTTGTCAGCGGACCACGGCTCTTGATTTCACCCAGTTTGGCTTTTTCAAACACGTCGTCCCAGGTCTTGAACTCACCGGTCTGCAAATAGCTGATGGCCCGGTCAACAAACTTTTTGATTTTTGCGAATCCTTCGGCAGGGGCTGGACCCAGGCCCCGCATGTAGCCAGAGAACGCCTCTGCCTGCGATTCTTTTAAGCTAATTGTTCCGTCGAGATACTCGTCGCCAAGAGATGGGTTGGACTTGGCCGCCAATTCCCTGATTTGTTTCTCGGCACGAGCCATCACCTTGTACTCGCCGTCGGTCAAAAACCAACGCTGAAGCCTGTGAAACGCTTCGTGGTACGTCGTTGCGATCATCTTGGCCCAGCCCAACGACCTTCCGTACGACGTCATTGCAATCCACATGATGTCGTCAGCCATTTCTCCCCTGTACTTGGGATAGCTCAATTGGCCAAGGGGTTGAGACTTGCGCCCAACAAGACTTATGTCTCCGTAAGCCTTGGCTTGATTAACTCCGTAAACGGCTTCAATGCGATCAACAAGTCGCAAGTCAATCGGGCCACAGATCTCAGCTGCAATCAGGGCCAAGTAGCTTTCTTGGTCGCCGCCGATGCGGGTTTGTCCTGTGTACCCCTCGCCAACGGTGCCACCGACGCCGGTCTCAACGCTGCGCCAGCCCTCAAGATTGGGCAGCTCTGCGGAGAACTCATAGAACTGCTTGTAAGCAGCCGCCACTTCTGGCGTTGCCCTGCCCATGGAAATGTCTTCGCGGGCCTTGGCCATGTCCAGGCTAGGGATCGCATCCGGATCAAGAATTTCCCCCTTGGCCCGCACCAGGTTCAGGGCCTGGTCAACGCTCATGGGCGCCAAGGGCGGCGTTGCCGTCCATGACACCAAGCTTTCGGCAGCGGATTGAATCCGGCCCTCGCTGGTCCTGGCCGTGATCTTGCGGCTGGCCCCTGCAGGGATCTCGACTGCAGCGACGGGTGGCTCGATCGCAGCAGCGGCGGTCTGGATGGCACTGTCATCCCGGACTAGGGCCTTGATCTTGGCTTCAATCTGGGGCAGCTCGTATCCCTGCATGAGCTTGTCCCAGTTGGCGCTTCCACCAGCCAAATCAAACCAATCAGGGACGCCACCCAAGCGCTTGAAGGTGTCTAACCATTGCTGCTCGGTAATGCCCCAGCGCCCTCGGCCTCGGTTGTGCCCGCCAAGCCGTCGCGCCGTTTGAGCTGGATTTGCATTGGGGTCTAGCCGAACGCCAGGAGCTGGCAGCACTTCCGGGGTGATCGCCTCGCCCTGGACGTTGACGCCCCGACGACCGAGCCAGGTGCCCAGTTCACCAGCCAGCTCGGTGTCGCCAGCCTCCTCGGCCAACGCTTGGCGCTCCAGAGCGGTGGAGATGGTCTCGTTGTCAACGACAGGCGCCACGTCGACCGGCTTGGCCTGGATCGGCACCGGGTTTCCAGCGTTTTCAGGAGCCTTGACCTCCGGCAAAGACCGCAGGTCAATCTCCCTCTTGCCACCGGGCAGACCGAAGTCCCCGGTAAACACAATGCCGTCGTAGCCCTCCTGCTTGGCCACCCGTGCAACCTGGGCCACGGTGGCGGTCGCAGGGAGCCCTAGGAACCCACGGGCATCAGCCAGGTTCTCAGCCTCTAGGGGGTCAGCAAAGGTTGTGGCGGCAGGTTCAGCTGCGGCAGTTGGGGCCGGTGGCTCCTGGATCTGCTTGGCCACAGCTTCGTCCTGAAGCAACCGCGGCCCATTCATCTCCTCAGAGATTGCGTCCCTCAACCGCTGGAGATTGAACTGCACCAGGTTCGCCGCGGCCTTGGAGCGACCTGCCCCTTCTGGCAGCTGGGCCGCCAGCTCGTTCAAGATGTTGCGGACCGGACCTTCGTACGCGGTGACCCTGTTGAATACAGCCACAGCTTCAGCCGCCATCTTGCGAGCGGCTTGGCTGCCTTCGACGTTGATGGTGTTACCGGCGGCCTCCAGGTAACTGGTGTTCTTGGCCTGGGATGCAGCGGTCAGGGCCCGCATTTCCCCCGAAAGCTTGTTGAACGCAGCGGTCCTGATGTCGATCAAGGCCACAACGTTGCTGGTCTTGAGCATCTCCTCAAACCCAGGCAACACAGGACCTGCGTCACCGCCTCCGGTGCTGGTGCTGGCGAACTTGGCCTCCTGCATGGCCTGGACAATCTTCTCGGCCGACCACTTGCCAGCGATTGCTTGCTTGGCGACGTCGCTGATGATTGCGTCGTCAACCCCTTCGGCAGAGCCCAAAGCCACGGCCTTGGGGGTGGGCAGGCTGCCGGTAGCGGCTTTGTCAAACAACCACTGAGGCAAGCGACTGAGGGCCACACCTTCGCTGGCCAGCTTCCCGTTCAGGTTGACGTTCTGAAGGCGCAGGTCCTCGATGGACATGCCGGTGTCCCGGAGAAGCTTGCCGGCATCAACAGCGGTGCCCCTGTCATCCTTGATGTTCTGCAGTGCTGCAACGACGCGGGCTTCTGCGGCTGTCGCGGCCTCGATGAACTGCACATTGATCATCGGGAACCCACTGCGTACAGCAAGCTCATGCCGGTTGTGGCCGTTTGCGACGTAGATCTGATTGACAGGCCCAAGCTCGCCCAGCTTGTCCCGCCAAACGCTGATGACGCCTGCGTACCGGGGGTCGTAGACGTTCTCCTCAGCAAGCGATCCACTGCGGCCGGTGGCCGTCTGGCCCTCTGCTTTGTACTGGAAAACCTTTGGTGCAACAGCAGCGTCACCAGTCGGGATAGTGGCAACCTGCTCGTAGGCCGGCTGGTTCATGCCTGGCAGCTGGCCCTGGGGCACCGCTGCAACCTCAGGCGCAGTCACCACCTCCTTGGCGGCCTCGGACTGCAGTCGTTGTGTCGCTACAACCAGCTCGGCTTGAGCCTGTTGCAGGGCCGCTGCTGCAGCTTCTGGCGTCGGTGGTGCACTGGGGGCCGGGATGGTGCGCTGGGAGCCGGGGTCCGGCATTAGGCCAAGCTCGACGCCTGCGTCTTCCCGGGCCTTGCGGCCGATCGACGTCAGCTGCCAGGACTTCAGGCGCTTGCCTTCGACGTCGACCCCTTTGGTGATCTCAAATCCAAGCATCCGGTCGACGATGTCGGCTTGGACCTGGATGTTGGTCAGCGGGTTGCCAAGCACATACGGCTTGTTGCTCTTCGCTGGGTTGGCATCCATGTACAGCTGCTTGCCGATGTCCCACATGGACCACGACTGGCTGCTGGCATTGGGGCCAAGCTCGATGCCAAGCTTGGCAACCGCGTTGTTGAACGAGGCCCGGAGTTTCTGCGACGTCGCCTCAATCGCAATCTGATCCTGGCCAGCCAAGGCCTGTGCATACCTCTTGCCACTGGCGTTCAGCGGGCCAGCGTCAGGCCTGACGTCGCTGTAGTTCAGCTTGGCGGTGTACGAGTCAACCGGAAGCGACTGCGGGGCCTGGGGCTCCAGACGTCCTTGGATCTCGACGCCGGTCTTTTCCCACAACGGCTGACGACGCAGGCCCTGGTAGTACGCCACAGACGAGAACGCTGGCTTGCCGGACACGACACGCGGCGCTGGTGCAGCAGCAGGGGCTGGAGTTCCCGCACTTGGGACACTCGGGTCGACGGCAGCCGCAACCGGTGCCGTAGTTGCATCCTTTACGGCTTGATCAGCCTGGCCAACCTTGATCGTGCCCTGGATGACGTCGGCAAGTGCTCGCTTGGTGGCACCTGCCATGGCGCCAATGCCACGGAAGCCCGTGCCCAAGCCACCGCCCAAGGGCACCGACCAGATCAGGTCGTTGATGGATTGCTTGATGCGGGCCTGCTCAACCGTGTCATTCGGGTCGGCCAACAGGCCCCTGGCCACAACACCCTCAAACACTGAGCCCTTGACCGTCTCGGCCAAGCTGTCGCTCAACGTCTTGTCAGTGGGCTTGGTGGCGTAGTAGGTGGCAATGGCGCTAGGGATGGCACCAGAGACGGCTTCTTCCGCAAAGATGCCGGCAACACGCTTGGCGCCACCAGCAGCTTTCAGGCCAGCAGTCGCGGCTTCAAAGCCAGTGGCCACCCTGGACACGCCAGGCAACCCACGCACCAAGGCCTGTGCTGGGGCCCCGGCTCCACGGGCAACGGCGAAATACGGGACAAACCCAACGATGCTGGCAGCGACGTCCTCGACCGGGTTCTTGGGTTCAACGCGCATGTCGTCGTAGTTGGCCCACTCGGGCAGCCGCACTCGCGTGGCACTGGGGGCGCCGGGGCCCCTGGATGGGATCTTGACGTCCATAGGCGACGTGCCTGCTGCCATCTGCTCCCGGGCCAGACGTGCTCGGTCGATCTCAAGCCGAGCTGCATCCACAGCCCGCTGACCGCCTGCCGCCAGGGTCCGGCTGACTGATTGACCCAGGGCCGTCGTCGGCGCAGCTTCCCTCGACGCAGCTGCAATGCTTTTGTTCAGGTCCCCGGTCTGCATGAACGTGGAGACACCAGTCCCGAGAGCAGTGATCTGCTTCATGGGGTTGAAGTCGTTCAACGTCCCCATGAATCCACCGCCGGCCGATGGCTGGGGCTTGGGTTTAGGTGGAGCCCCGGCACCCATGCCGCCCGTTGACACATAGACCCGGCGCTCTTCCCCGGTCTTGGGGTCGCGGATCGTTTGGATAGGCATGGATCAGTTGGCGATGGGATCAGTTTGGACTGTTGCCGTCAAAGAACCAAGCCTTCAACGAAGATATTTGCGGGCAGCCTTTTGCACCTCTGGCTTCTGGGCCTGGCTTCCGCCTGGCAACGACGGCCACGTGTTGCGCAGGAGCCGGTCTGCTTCGTCGTAACGACCGGCCTGGATCGCCGCGTAAGCCTTCTTGTTGTAAGTGCGAATCCAAGCAGCTGACGCTTTTGCGGACCTGTTGTAATCCGGGTCCCGTGGATCAATGCCACCTGATGCCGCGATGGCTTCCTTGGCAAAGGGCGGGAACGCTTGGAAATAGCCACGGCCGGCTGACCCTTTGGCGTTGGGGATGTTGCGGATTCTGGTTTCGATGTAGGCCAAGCGCTTCATGTAACCGTCGACCCTGGCCTGTGGAGTGACGGTCGACTGGGTCCTGGCAGCAACCACTGGCCGCATTGTGGCCGCGACGGTTGGTGCAGCTGCAGCCGGTGGCACCAGCAAGTTGCCCAGGGCACCAGCAACAATTTGGATGCCAGCTAAGGCGTTGTTTTGCTGGGGACTCGCCCGACGTGCAGGTGTTGCCCTTGAAATGTCCTGGCCGTCCAGGGCCTGGATCTTCTGACGCTCGTTTTCCGGCACATCAATGCCAAGCAATTTGAATTGATTCAAAATCACCTCAGACGGCTTCTGACCACCAGTGCCTGTCGTCAACACCTTCATCAAGGTCCTGAAGTTCTGGCTGGCATTGCCGTTGAGCAAGGCCGTGACGTCGCGGTCCCAGGACTCAAGCTTCATCAACGGACGGACCTTGGCACTGGACCGCAGTTGGTTGGCTTCCCGGGGGGCAATAGTGCCGCGGCTCCAGTTGCCGGTGTTCTTCCGAATCAACTCGGTGGTGTTGTCGTAGGTGGGGGCCTGGGTGCCACCGACGTCCTCACGCTTGCGGAGACCAAAGTTGCTGTTGGCCCACAGCTGATTCAGTGCCTGCACCGGATCCTTTCCATCCTTAATGGCTTGGTACACGACTTCGTGAGACCTGCGACGTGCGTCGTCTCGGAACTTGTACAGGGCCTGGGACTCAAACGACGTGACGGTGGAATCGCCGTAGGAGTTAGGGCTGCCGATGTACAGCTCCCAGTCCTTGGTCTTGTCGTCGATGCGCTTGTTGATGTCCTTGTCGTAGGTCCGCACCTCCTTGGAGCCCTGGGCCGACAGCGTGGTCTGGATGCTGATGGCCGTTGCGCTGGTGATCCGGCCAGCATCTAGGTCCGCCTGCAGTTGAGCTGTCAACCTGTTGCGGGCAGCCTCGTCGCCAACTGTATTGGCCAGCTGCTGGGTGTACCACAAGGCCCGTTGCTCCTGGACCGGCTTGACAAAAGTCTCAGTGAACTGACGCTCGGACGCATCAAGCTGCGAGAACATGGCTGCCCGCTTGATGCCGTCAGGTTCAACAGCCGCCCGATTCCGCTCGGCCTGGAAGAAGGCCTTGATGGCAGCCGGATCAGAACGACGCCCCTCCGGCAAGGCTGCGGCCAGTCGGGTGTCGTAGGCCTGCTGCTCCTGGATGCCAGCCATTTGGGACTGCTGGGTGTTGTCTTGGATCAGGCTGGCGTTGGCCTTGGCCGCCAGTTGGTCATAAAGGGCCGGGCCGCCCAACGTGTTGACAAGGCGCAGGGATTCGTTTGGGGTCCCGTCCGCCTTGACTCGCTGGTCGATAGGGCCAGTCATCACCCCGCCCAGGGGTCTCAACAAAATGTTTACAGAGATATAAGCGCCTCGTTGCTTTACGGCTGCAAGGGCTTGTGTCATAAACCGCTCCGGATATTTGTCCCTCAGATCCGCCTTCTGCTCCTCGGTCAAGGGCAGGTAATTGATCGCCTCTATGTCGGACTGGATCTTGCGAGTCGCGATCTCCCTAGCCTCGTCCGGCGACATGCCGTTGACAATGTTGGCGACGTACTCCTGAGCGCCGGCCTGCTGGTTGTAAGTGATCTGCTCGGTAAGCCTTATGGCTTGGTTCGTGTTGTACCTTTTCCGCTGGACTTGGCGGGCCTGAAGCTGCGCTTGGATGATGACGCCTTGGTTCTTGGCGTAGCCCTGGGGCGACATCTGCCCACCAGCAAACAGCAGGTCAGATTCGTACTCCAAATACGTGGGGTCCTCGGGCGACAACGTCTTGATGTCGACGTTCGTGCCATCCGCTTTCTTGATGACGGAGGTGTTGGCGATGAGGTCCGGCAAGCTCAGGGCCGCGTTCTGGATTGCGTTCTGTTCAACGGAGCGCTCCAGCCAGTATTTGCCAACCGAGGAGTTCTGTTTCTCTCGGACAACCTGCAGCATGCGGGCTGCATCTGGGTTCCCCAGGGCCGCAGCTTTCTCCAGGTTGGCAGCCAGGTCGGCAATGCCACGGGCTGGACCAAACCTGCTGGCTTGGCCAACAAGGGCCCCAGTGGCTGCCTCTTGCCTCTTGTCCTCTTCTTTCTTGTTGGCGAGCCATGTCTCACCAAAGTTCTGCAGGGTGGAGCTGAACCCACCCAGGGCCTTGGACAGGTTCGCCAGATCCTGACCGGGATTCGGCAGATCCGGTGGCGCAAAGAGCTTGGGAGGTCCACCCAGCGTTGGTGCCCCAACCCGCTGGAACGTATCGACGGGTGTCGCCCGTGGTTGCAGGGACGGGGCATTGATTGAGCCCTGGGCCAAGGCGCCACCAGATGCGTCCGTGGGTATGCCGCCCAGGAGTTGAGCCGCCGACGCACGGCTGGCTTCGCCGTAGGACTGACCGGTTGATAGACGTGCCATGGGTTATTCCCTCTTGAAGCCCCAGTAATTTGTTTTGAGGCCAGCCCCTTTCATGGACGAAGCCGTGCTTATGCCAGTCTGGACGCCACCGATGGCAGCACTGGCCCCCTGCAACAAGAACGGCGCCATGCTTGGCGCCTTCTGGTACAAGGGTTCCAGTGGATCCAACACCGGCTGCTGGATGTACGGCTGCTGGCTGGCGATCCGGGATCCACGTTCAGCCGCAACCCCTTGTTTCTGGAGCTGGACTTGGGTGCCAGTGAACGCCAGGTTCTGGCTGGTGGCGTAGTCGAACTGGGCTTGTTGCCGGTAAAAGTCAGCCACTAGGTTGTCGACAGTGTTACCCAAGCGGCCGGAGGCAATGATCTCGCCTCGGGCCTTGGTCCCCGCGATGGCGCCCTTCTGCGTCTCCTGACTCGCAGCTGCCTGCTCCTGCATCAGCCGGGAGTTGAGGGCTGCGATGTCGTTGGCGTAAGCGTTGTCGGCCATCAAGCGATTGATCCGCATCAGCTCTTCCTGCTGATTGGCCCGCATCTGCTCAAAGTTCCGAGTGGAACCGGCCTGCATCTGCTGAAACGCAAAGTTTTGCTGGGCTTGGGCATTGGCGAAATTAACCTGCTGCTGCGCGGCCTGGGCGCCAGCCACCGCCTGGCCAATGCCAAGGCCGGCGCTGACGACGCCCATGATGATTGGGATTGGTCCGCACATAGCTCTAGATCCTCACGAACTCATGGAACAGCCGACCTTCTGTTCCGAATCTGGGGTGCGACGAGATGAAGGTAAACCCCATCCACCGCAACCACTTGATATGCACCACGTTACGGGCATCTGCGAAATTGAAAAGGACCTTGTACCGGCGCTGCACCCGATCCAAGTGGTCCCTGGCTTCCCGTAGGAACCGCATGGAGTTCAGGCGATCGCGCACCAGGTCATCGGTGCATAGCATCCAGATGGTGCCCAGGTCGTCTCGTTGCGGAACGACGCCCCACATGCCCATGGGCCTGCCGTCCCGCCCGATCATGGTCATGCAGGGGTCCCCGGCAAA